AGTCCCTTCGGGAGTTTGAACGCCAGCGAGTTGTTCGGAATCGACTTTATTTTTTGCGTAGATAAGCATGGTATTAATGGTTTTTTTGTTTGTGAGAGTCTGTCTCTCAACTGGGGAGATTATGACAGAAAATGATTTGGGGGCAACCCTTTTTTAATGTTTTTTAATGTTTTTTTTGCAGGTCAGCATATTCGGCCTTAATATGCAGGTCAGGACATTTCTCCTTAATATGTAGGTCAAGGTATTTCCGCTTAATATGTAGGTCAGGACATTTTAGGCCAAATAGCGCAATAAAAGGCTTGACTCGCCGCGATTTATCGAGTAGAGAAAAAACCTCTGTAACTCACTGATACTCAACGAGTTAGCGCGGACGGCCCCGCGAATCGCGCTAACCCCCTACTACTCAACGAGTTAGAGCGTTTTTCTCTTTGGTGTTTTTCTCACGCAAGTCAACTAAAAAAGAATTTCTTTTTTGCTTGCGGACAAAAGAAAACCCGCCCCCCACCACAGGGGACGGGCCGACACACACAAAAGTTTTTTACTTGCCGTAAATGTCGCGGAGTTCACTGCTCCACTCCTTGACTATCTCGGCCTCGGTCCCTTGTGGATTCTTACAAGCGAGACCAATCCACTTTCTGATCATGCGCTGAAGTTTCCGCATCCTGCGCCATTCCATCCAATGCACACCAACGGCGAAAGGGTAAGTGAGGATGAGAAGGGCTTTGCCCTTGTTCGATTGGTCTTTAAAGTTGTGGATATTCATAGCGCTGATTTTACTTTGTTGTTTCTGAATGTGCCAAGAGCGTCGTTCAGGTGTTTGGCGATGTGAGGATCTCCACCCAAGCTCAGGAGGCAAATGGCCTCAGAGACTTTATAATCTAAGTCACGGGCGGCACTTTGCTCCTGCATAAAGTTATCAAAGTTTAGATTGGATCTCTCTTGGGCGTGTTCAAATGCTGATTTAGCAACGTCAAATGCTGTGTTAGTCATGTCGGTGGTATAGTGTTGGTTGAAAAGCGGGGGGATTGTCAACCCCCCTTTTAAATGTTTTTTTTAGGAAGTGAAGACTTTCCAGAAGGTTTTATTCGCATGGCAGCATTTCACCTCGAACGTTTGTCCTTGGTAGCAAGTCACCGATCCTAATTTTTCGGCACACATTTGCTCAAACTCTTCAGGGTTTTCGCCCCAAGTCCAGCTATTCATTGTGCCTAGGTCTTTGTAAGTGTCTTGGATTTTTTTTAGTGTCATTCTCATGGTGGAAGTTGTTGGTGAAGGTGGGTTTACTTACCGAAAGCGGCCCACATAAAGGTGGGGGTTGTGACTTGCAAAACCGTGCCGTCTGCAAACTGGATCGCCCCATAGCTTAATTGTTTCGGGTCGTGGCTCATGATCTCGGGCTCGTTATAGCGGGAGATTTGCGCGGGTTTTCCAAAGTAACTGTGAGGGTAGGTGGCGGTAGTGTCGGACATGGGAATATTTTATCACAGAAAAGCGGAAACAAAAAGGTTTTTCTGCATATATTTAATCTTTTTTTTCTGATTAAAAGGCTTGACATGATGCAGATACACAGTATGGGAAAAACCGCTGTAAGTCGTTGATACTCAATGAGTTAGGCGGATCGGCGGGGGCGTTCGCGCTAACTCCTTGATACTCAGTGAGTTAGAACGTTTTTCCCCTTGGTGTTTTTCGCGTCGATGTCAACTAAAAAAGAATTTCTTTTTTGCTTGTAAGCGCAAGAAAACCCGCCTCCCACATGGGGGGACGGGCTGGTGCGGTGACGCTGTCATGCTTTCATGGCAGCGATTGCTTCTTCGCAATCTTTTATAAATTCGCCTGAGGACTGGACCGTCTCGTCGATCATCTTGTCCCATGCGACCTCCGCTTTGGCCATTGCGTCGAGGGCTTCTTGGCTCTCTTTCTGGAACGCTTCTTGCGTTTGCCTTGCTTCGTAAGCACCCGCCAATATGGAGCGTTCGAGTGGCGAGAAATTATAATCCCCGCGATCATACGTGTTCCAATACCCGCATGGGTCTGGTGCTTCTTGTGTCTCGATCATGTCAGTATTTTGGTTTTTGATTATCTTTCGATATTGGCGAAGCGCACGGTTTTGAAAACCTGCTTGTTTCCCGTCTCGCTATCGTGGCTTTTATCAAGGACTTTCACGACAGCGAATCCGTCGCCGATGCGCTCAACTCCCTTGAGGACATACATGCGGAGATTCCCATTGTTAGAGGTTGTGTAAGTGAACTGCTTGTTGGTGAGGGCGGTAATGTTGTCTTTGTTGGTCTCGGTCATGCGCATATTTTACTACAGAAAATCACAAACAAAAAGCTTTTTCTGCTATTAATTAAAAGTTTTTTTAATCAAAAAAAGGCTTGACATCGCAAGGAATTATCCTATGGGAAAAACCCTCGTAACTCGTTGATACTCAACGAGTTAGGCGGATCGGCGGGGCCGTTCGCGCTAACTCATTGATACTCAGTGAGTTACAGCGTTTTTTCCCTTAGTGTTTTTCGCGAGGATGTCAACTAAAAAAGAATTCCTTTTTTGCTTGCAAGCAAAAGAAAACCTGCCCCCCATTACAGGGGGCAGGGGAACTACTAGCAAACAAACTAGAAAAGAGATTTGACCATACGGGCCGCAGTGCTAATGCGACCGCTTACCTTTGTGATCCCTCCGACATGAAGAGTGCGATACTTGCGTTGCGCCCCGTCATCTAAGTCGCGGGTGTATGCCGTGACATAGCGGCGGCGATCCTTCTTGGAGAAGCCTTGGTGCATTACCTCTTCAATGAGGAAGGTTCTGATGCCGTCTTGCTTGATAGAGCTTGGCCCTTCGTTCGCATACGTTACGACATGGTTGACGAGTTCGCTCTTGAGCGCGGAGTCACTGAGCTTGTATAGTTTTGTGGTGTTGTTCATAGTGAGAATATTTTACTTTAAAAATGGGGTGTTGGCGATACTTTCTTTTGCTTTTTTTTCAAGCTCTTCTTGGTGTTCGACCTCCTCCAAGTTGCCGCAGAGGACAACTATGAAGAGGAGCGCGATGAACGCTAGGATATTTTTCATGGCGTTGTCATGGCAGCGGTTGCTTCCTCGCAATCTTTTATGAACTGCCCAGAAACCTGCACGGTCTCATCGATCATGGCATTCCATGCGGCCTCGGCTTTGGCCATTGCTTCTAACGCTTCTTGTGTGTCTGTCTCGGTCATGTCAGTATTTTAGTCTAGTTTTTGATTTTAAAAAAGCTTTTTCTGCTATTATTTTAGTAAATCGCTTCTTCTAATTTTTGGCAAAAAAGATCAGTGTCTTCCATGATGAAGTCGATCTCGTCATCGGTAGCCTTGCGCCATGCGCCATCGAACTTGCGGATCATTGCGCTAGAGATGAACGCATCGCAAAAGTCTGGCGCGTCACTGTGGTCGATGCCATCGATCACGATATTTTCAATCTCGTAGACCTCGTCAATTATTTTCACTCTGTCGGCTTTGGCACTGTAGCTATTTTTTTCCATAGGCAAAGTATATCACAGAACCGCAGAAACAAAAAGCTTTTTTTAGCATTAAATTTATAAAGATAATGCGACTTAATACTTGACACCCCCCCATTTCTGAAAAATTTAGTTTGGGTTTGCGTAGCAAACTGGCGGGGGGAGTCCGACTTCAATTTGTCAATAGTCAAACCCCCACCCATTCTTGAGCCAGTCGCTGACGGGGTTATGATTCAGATTGTTTGTTTAAAAAAAAACACGACCCCCTATAATTCATAACTAATTAGTGTAATAACAACAAATGAGCATACCATACAGCGAATTTCCAGTTTACGTAGGTCAAGCTGGCGCGGTAACACCGCCGAACGAACCCAATGGTTATCTACCAGTCACGCAAGCGAGTGTGAGTTACAATACTGCATCTAGTGTGAGGCGTAAGTTGGGCAAGAGTATTGATGCTTCTGATCAGTTTACTTTTGACAATGCGCTATCTGCGGATATCTCATTTAGTTGTTTATTGCAATCGGGGATGGTATCGGGGTTGGATTTTTTATTGGATTCTAATCAAGATAATTTTGTGACTATGAAGTTGGGTAGCGGGATATACAACAAGTGCTATGCTAAAGATGTGTCGTTGAGCGTGAGTCCATTTCAGCCAGTAATTTTGCAAGCTAATTTTGTTTCATTAGACCCTGCTGTGGGTGGTGGTATAACTGGAGATACTGATGCATATCGTGGTGAAGAGCCGCCCTTAGATACTGATCTTGTTGTTTATGGTCATACGTGTGTTGTTAATGACAACGCGGATGTGTTGGGTCAGGTCCAATCCCAAATAAATTTCAATAGAACATACACCCGCACCCCAATTTACGGTTTAGGTTCGGTGAATGCGTCTTCTATGTTGCTGGATGGAGTCGAGGAGGAGATATCTGTATCGTCTACGGGCTTGAACACTTTGATAGGCTTCAGCGGAGAGAAGCTCACAAATACAATAAACTTGATATTGAATTTCAAGGGCAATACATCTAGCACTGTATTAGGTGGATTAGGTAATGATCTAATTAAATTCCCCGCTGGCGCGAGAGTCTTAACCGAATCGTATTCGGTCCAAGGAGGGGAGACTATTCAAACAACTGCAACGATTAAACAGGTAAAATTGTAAATTCAGTGTAATATATAACATATGGGATCAAAGAAACTGTCTGATATTCAGTTGGAGCCTCACAGCTTTTTTTCAATAAAGTTTAAAAAGAGGAAATTCAAATTTACCCCAAATCAGCATAAATTCCTAGATATGCTGTTAGACCCAGAGGTAAAAATAATGTTTGTATCTGGACCTGCTGGTTCGAGTAAAACCTACATGTCTTTATATGGATGTTTGAGGTTAATGTCTGAGGAGGAAGACAAAGACCTTCTTTATGTGCGGAGTATCGTAGAAAGCGCGGATAAAGGTCTAGGTAGTCTTCCTGGAGATATGTCGGAGAAATTCAACCTTTTCACGCTACCTCTTTATGACAAACTGGAAGAGATAATACATGAGGGTGATACTGCTTACTTAAAACAGAAAGAAAGAGTGAACGCTATACCTATCAACTTTTTGAGGGGTGCGAACTGGGAAAATAAACTTATAGTTGCGGATGAAGCGCAGAACTTTACATTTAAAGAGTTGACGACTTTGATTACTCGTATTGGTGA